CGAGAAGCCTCATACCCATTCTCAGCAGAGAAACTAGAGTGGATGAAGATCAAATAATGGTTGACTTTACTTTACAAATACTGTATTATTAACACATGAGAATTTTAACACTTGACAACAAACCCTATGATCTAGATCATTTGCCCGACGAAGTAGATGACATGCGTTTTGCCATCCTAGACAACAGCAACCCACAAGATCCAGATTATCATTACATACCTTTGATATTTTTAGAAAGCTTCAGCGCACCTGCTCTGGTGTTGCAAATAGGTGATGCCAGAATTAAAATGCCCGTGGACTGGCAAATTCTAATTGGCGAGCCGGACCTAGGCGATCTCGAAATGCTGCCCTTGACCAGTATCAATGATCGTGGTTTCAATGTGTTCCAGTTCAATCCTCTCAGCAGTTTTAGACCCAGTTTTCCACCCATTGAGATTATCGACGTTTATCAAGAAGTGTCTTGGTATGCACCCAAACTCAAGAATGGGCAGATGCTGTGTGTGCCCATCAACGATGCTGAACAACCTGACTGTGTGTACTTTGTCAAAGACGTCAGCCGCAACTGCGAAATAGTTGACTACAACAAGGCCTGGTAGATATGTCCTACACAGAACCTGAAGTATTTCAAACAATCAATCGACTGGCTAGACTGTATCTGGAAAGTTATCCCGATGACCGCGAAGGACTAGAACGATTCCTGCGCTGGGCACATGTTCAGTACGGGTATCAGTATGGGTAGCCTTGTGCCTGGTGTGCCCTTGATCTACGAGCGTGTGGAAGGTACTGTGTACTCCAGACGTGCCGGCGAACTTGCTCGCACAGTGGTGGGCCATGATCATGATCCTAGAACCAGTGATGGCAGACCCGTGTATGATCACATAATGGAAGATAAAATGTGGGGAGAGATTCGGCGAACGGCCCGGACCAATCCCACTTTACAAGATGCTCTGGAACGTGCTATAATGATCTATCAACTGAGCAAGACCACATGAGTGATAAACTACACATTTCAAACGAGATGCGCCAACTGGACGTCAAGAACAGAAACTTCTATGATGAACTTGACTCAGATGAGCGCAAGAAATTCTCCACGTTCCTGATGTTGCGCTGGGGTTCAGCAGTGGAAGGAGCCCAGGAACTGCAAGAATACTATGTGCAGAGCTGCAACCACTATCTCAACAAGCACTTTTTTGACATAGGCCGTCATCCCAAACTGCAATGGCTGTGTGCTACTGCAATGAGTCCGGGCATGGGCACAATGCGACATCCTTGGATCGCTCTCAAGAAAAAACAAGCAGGACTCAGTGCCAAACGTAAAGCCTTGATGGAAATATATCCCACCTACAAAGACGACGAAATTGACGTAATGGCAGAACTGATCACACAAAAAGAACTAGACGCATACAATCGAGACTCGGGTAACACCAAAAAGTAATCAGCATGACCCATGTGTGCGAATATTGCAAAAAAGAGTTTGTGAGAGAAACATCTATACAAGCGCACATGTGCGAACCCAAACGTCGTCGTCGCGAGCGTGACGAACCGGGCCCAAGACTGGGATTTCAAGCCTACATCCGCTTTTACGAAAGCATGGCAGGATCAGCCAGAAACAAGTCACACGATACCTTTTGTGAAAGCAGTTACTATCGTGCGTTTGTAAAGTTTGGACACTACTGTGTGAACACTCGAGTGATCAATCCGGAAAGATTCATGGCCTGGCTGTTGAAACACAATCGCAAGATTGATCACTGGTGCAGCGACAAGGTGTACACAGAATATCTAGTGGATCATCTAAAAGTAGAAGCAGTGGATGATGCACTTGCACGAGCCATTGAGTTTGGCATAGACTGGTCAGAAAAAAATGCCAGCCCGGCACATGATTGCATGCGATATGGCAATGCCAATGTCCTGTGCTATGCTGTGACTGCAGGTAGAATAAGTCCTTGGGTAATTTACAATTCAGAATCGGGGCAGAAGTTTCTAAGCGAACTAGATGCCACACAGGTTAGTATGATATGGCCTTATATTGACAGCGATGCATGGCAAAGGCGATTTCAGGATAGACCCCAGGATCAGGCCTATGCCAAGAACATTTTGAAACAAGCAGGATGGTAACATGATCACAAACGTTTATGGCGCAAGCACATGGGTCACAGTATCAAACCCAATTGGAGCATCCATCAACAACAATACTCCTAGTGCAGGTTTGGTACGATACCATAACAGTCAAATGCAGGTGTATGATGGCTACACCTGGCTTACCATTGGTGGTGACTCTAGTGTGGGTCTTACAGCCAATGCTGAAGAAGCACTGGCCTGGGCATGGCTAAAGATGACACAAGAGAAAGCAGCCCAGGGCCTAGCACAAAAGCATCCTGCTGTGGCAGATGCACTGGATGCTGTGCGTCTAGCCGAACAGCAATTACAAACCGTTGTGGCGTTGTGTACAGTATGAGCGCAGATATCGACATTGACTTTGCTGATCGAGATGATATACTGAAATTGATTCAGCACACACCTGCACGGCAGATCACAGATGGGCGGCCTAGACGTCACAATTCAGGAGTGTATGTCACAGACATTCCACAAGATCCTATCAATCACTGTGCTGCCATAGACTACGAGTCAGCAGAATCACGAGGCTACTTCAAACTGGACTTCTTGAACATGAGTGTGTATCAGTTGATTCAGAGCCCTGAACACTATGACGCTGTGCTTGCAGCCACGCCCCCATGGACTAGACTATGGCAAGATCCTGAATGGGCTAGACAGTTGGTTCATGTGGGCAATTATGGACATTTACTTGAAACCATGAAGCCTGACAGCATACCCAGAATGGCTGCATTTATATCAATCATACGCCCGGGCAAGGCACACCTACAGAATCAAGCCTGGCCCACGGTGTTTGATTCAGTCTGGGACGGCGATACCAGTCGAGGCTACACATTTAAAAAGGCACATGCTCTAGGATATGCGGCTCTAGTGGCACTGCATATGAATCTGTTAGTCTAGACGTCTCACAAGAGTAATTGATTTTCTCTTGCCTTTTCTACGGGCAATGTCATTTAGGCTGCACACAGGACCGTGCAAGATTTCCAGATCTTTGTTGACAAATGTTCGAAGGCACAGACGAAATTCATCCCATTCTCCACGCAGGAATATGTTGATAGGGATGCTTCTGTTGCTTTCCCACCACCAAGTGTTGGCCAGGTCAAGATAACGTCGTTTTTGTTCTGAATCTTTGACAGTTCCAAAGTCATAGATGGTTGTGATAACATCATCTCTGTTTTGCACAATCCCCACATATTCATTGCTGGCGTAAACGCACAAGGTAATAAACGGATATTTGTCAGCTAGTTTTTGAAATAAGTCTTTGCCCATATAGTATTAGTTTGGATATTTATACCAAGGCTCCTTAGGTAAATATTGTTTGGAGCGTCCTATGTATTCAACCCCTGTTTATCTTTACCAGCAAGTTCAGCGAATTTTATTAATAGATACCAGCGGCGCTTATTTTGACCGGAGGTGGGACCCTGTGTATGCAAAAAAATTAACCGTCAACAAAGGTGTTGATAATGTGATCTTGTTTGAGTTTGTAAATCAAGATCAAAAACCTGTGAATATCACAGGCTCGGCACTGAAGTTTAGACTGATCAACTTGGCTGGCAATCAACAGCTGATTGAAAAAGAAATGGTCATAATCAATGCTCAATTTGGTCGTGCCAAGGTAACACTCAGTGCCGCAGAAACCACAGAGTTTCCGGCAGAACCGTCGAGCTATGCAATTGAACGTGCCAGCGGCGACCTAGTTGAAGCAGTGTTTGTGGATGCACAGGCTCTGGCCCGTGCTGATGTGGACATTGTGGATTCTGTGCAGCCACAGTTTGTGCCCAGCGGCCTACTAAGCATTCCTACCATTTATGGTCCAGAGGTGTATATAAATCCTGTGTTGCAGGGCAATTATCCTGACTGGGCACTCAACCCGCCACCGGGCAATACCAATGCAAATCCTCAGCGATATTCAAGTTTTGTGTCAACCACAGGTGCAAGCCTGACCACATTCCAGTTGGAAATGGATCACTTCACTGGCAACATCAAGGCACAGGCAGCACAAAATTATGAATCAATCTGGGCAGACGTGTCAGATATCTATCAATACTATAATCGCACCGGAACAGAACCCATCACAGTGCCGGGATATCATCCCTTGCTACGGCTGAGTCTTGACTCCTATCCAGGCACAGCACAAATTCAATTGGCCACAGCCACAGCAAATGGGGCAAATGGAGTGATCACTTCTATCACTGTGAATCAAGGTGGTTACGGATACCTAGCTCCACCCAGAGTCAACATCATTGGTCTTGGTGCAGGTGCTGTTGCTGAAGCAGTAATTACCGGCACCTCAGTATCTGCCATAAATGTTATAAACGGCGGAACAGGATATGTGACCAACCCGGCCACTAATCAAGTGGCTGCAATAAGCATCAATACCGGAGCCGTGACAAGTATACTAGTTAGATGAAATTTAAAAAAATTGTAGGGTTTGGTGATTCCTGGATGTTTGGCGATGAGCTGCTGGATCCAGAATTGCAATGTAGGCATTCGGATGCACACACATGCTGGCATCAAAACAATACCTATCGCAACAGTCACAACTTCCTGGGGCTGCTGGGAAAACATTATAATGTACCCATGGAAAACTTTGGAATTGCCGGAGGCAGTATGCAAAGTTCCATGTGGACATTTTTATGGTGGCTGGATCACGAGCCCGAGCCAGAACAATGCCTGATCTTGATCGGGCATACAGACTCAGATCGGCTGAGCTTTTACAATCCCAATCATGTGAGTTACGCCAACGATCCTCCTTGGAATCGGTTTATACACTCAACCTGGGTGGAATACGGCAGTAGTGTGGTTCCGCAAGAATTCAGAAACATGGTCAAGCAACAACTGGTGTTGACCAACTGCTCAGAGTTGGCAAGACTAAATTACCAACAAACTCTGCTGAGCTTTGATGGTATTGCTGCCAGGCGCAATCTTCGAATGATGCAGTTCCAGATCATGCCTGAAGATATCAAACTGGATTTGCCCACTCAGATATGGCCAGGCTTCTCTACCACCATGTGGTTTCGCAATCATCCGGGCAATCAGAAAAGGGAACTGATCATGCCCGGAGGTCATCCCAACGAAATAGGGCATAAAATGATTGCAGAAAAGTTGATTTCTACCATAGATGATGTTACAATGTAAGAATGCTCGACATTCTTGGATACTTACCTACCAAACGAAAATCTAGTGCATCGGGTTGGATCAGTTTTAATGCTGTGTGTTGTGAACACAACGGCGACACACCAGATCGTAGAAGTCGTGGCGGTCTTAAAGCATCTGAACAAGGTTGGAGTTATCACTGCTTCAACTGCAACTACACCGCTAGCTTTATCCTTGGCCGCTCATTGAGTTTCAAGGCCCGCAGGCTCTTGGGCTGGCTGGGTGTGCCCGATCGTGAAATAGAATTGGCCAACCTTGAAAGCCTGCGCCATAAAAGCATACACGGCATACTAGATGATAGACAACGCACCGTGGATATTCTAGCAGATACCAAGTTTGAAGAACGCGACCTGCCGCCATTTGCTGAACTAGTTGGTAACACAGGACCACACCGCGACTATGTGCGAGCAAGATGTGTGCCGGATGATTATCCTGTGATGACACAAACAAGTCCCGAACGTGCCTGGCCCAGTCGTGAACAAGTGATCATACCATTCACACATCACAACAGCATTGTGGGACACACTGTTAGATTTCTGGATGATCGGAATCCGCGTTACATAAATGACATGCAGCCGGGCTATGTGTTTGGCACAGACCTACAGCGATCAGACTGGACTCAGGTGATTGTGACAGAAGGCATTTTTGATGCACTCAGCATTGGCGGTGTTGCCTTGATGCACAATACTATAAGTGATGCTCAAGCTAGACTGATTCGCAACCTTGGTCGAGAAATCACAGTGGTGCCTGACCAGGATCTAGCAGGTATGGAACTAGTGGATCGTGCGCTGGAACTGGGTTGGGCTGTGAGCATGCCCGCATGGCCCCGGGAAGTCAAGGATGTGAATGATGCTGTCAAACTATATGGGCGCCTGGGCACATTGCTAACTATAATTGACGCTAGAGAAACTAGCCGAATCAAAATTGAATTACGAAAGAAACAACTTGTTAAAAGACTACAGCACTGATGTTCAAAAACTATTCCTAGAAATGATGCTGGAGGATGCTGCCAGCTACGTTCGGGTGCAGAACATCTACAATCCAGAAAATTTTGATCGCAATCTAAGAACCGCTGCGGCGTTTATCAAGGAGCATTCGGAACAGTTCAAGACTCTGCCAGACCGAGCACAGATTGCTGCGGCCACAGGCATCAAGTTGAATGCAGTGCCAGATCTCAACGAAGGTCACTATGACTGGTTCATGACTGAGTTTGAAGCATTTACACGGCGTCAAGAACTGGAACGTGCTATTCTAAAAGCAGCAGACTTGTTGGAAAAGGGCGACTATGATCCTGTGGAAAAACTGATCAAGGATGCTGTACAGATCAGTCTGACCAAGGACATGGGCACAGACTACTTTGCAGATCCAGCAGCACGTATCAACAAGTATTTCAACTCGGGTGGACAAGTATCAACAGGCTGGCCACAGATGGATCGGCTACTGTATGGTGGATTCAGTCGTGGAGAACTCAACATCTTTGCAGGTGGTTCGGGCTCGGGCAAGAGTCTTGTGATGATGAACATTGCACTAAACTGGTTGCAGCAGGGCATGAGTGGCGTGTACATCACACTGGAACTATCAGAAGAACTCACAAGTTTGAGAACAGACGCCATGCTCACAAACATGAGCACCAAGGACATACGCCGTGATATTGATTCAACAGAACTCAAGGTCAAGATGGTGGCCAAGAAATCCGGACAGTATCGTGTGAAAGGCTTGCCAGCACAAAGCAATGTGAACGACATTCGTGCATACCTGAAAGAAGTGCAAATTCAAACAGGTATTAAAGTGGACTTTGTGATGGTGGATTATCTTGACTTGGTCATGCCTGTGAGTGCCAAGGTCAGCCCCAACGACTTGTTTGTGAAAGACAAGTATGTGTCGGAAGAGCTGCGCAACTTGGC